GTACTGTATAGACTACTGGATAACCCTGGGCGTTTGCTTTATGTTTTTAGCTATGGTGTAATAACACCTCACTCAATTAATTATAGGTATATAGATATGACAAACTTTACTAAAAACGATCTAGGCGCGACTGTTGTTTATTCTTTAATGGTGGATGATTTTATACATGATAACTTTGCAACCGTAGAAGGCGCGGATGCGTACGCTAACGAATATCTACAATATAGCGACTACGTTATAAAACAGCATCATCTAGCACCGTTTAACACTATGTATAAAACAATCGTTAACAAGCTATTTAATGCGGATAGAAAATATTGTCGTTTAGTAGATATGCACCAAGCGGAACTCGATCTTATAGAATGCGACTCTGCAAAGTTCTATAAAACAGAAGAGCGACAATCGCGGGCAGAGTCTAAAGCCTATGATAAAGTTTTAGAGCTATGGGACAAGCTACCCAAGGCGGAAAAATACGCATTTAACAAGCAATATAAAAAGCTATTCGGATACGAGGCAATGGCTAGTTAATATATCGAGCCACTTCTAGCGAGGTGGTTCTCTTATATTAATTAAACTCAACCAATAGGTGACAATATGAATAAATACCAAGCGTATTATACGGGTAACAAAAACGGTTCAATAATGGTGGTAGCTGATAGCCAAACTGATGCGGAAACTATGGTTTGGGATTGGTTACAGGATAGCGAAAGCGTCGAGAATTATCCTGTACCGCTAGCTTATGACTTACATATTAAACTAATCAAATAGGTGAATAAGATGAAACTATTATCACGTGATTCAAATACCAAACTAATCAAAACAGCTAAGGGTGAGAGCGAGCCTGTAGTACTAGCTGGACTCTCACTAATGCCTACGCTGGAGCTATGCCCATCTAGTTTAAATGCGGATTGCTTTAATGATTGTCTAAAATCTAGCGGACTCGCTCAAGTTTACACTTCAGTCAATAAGGCGCGGCAAGCTAAGACTGACTATTATATGAATGACCGAGAGGGCTTTCTAAGCGACTTAAGACGGGAGCTAACCAACCTCACCAAGTACGCGGCAAAACACGGTAAAAAGGCTATAGTGCGCCTTAATGTGCTATCTGATATAGCTTGGGAAAAACACAATATCCCGCAAGATTTTCCATCTATTTATTTTTACGATTACACCAAGCGAGCCGCGCGCCTAGGCAAAACGCCATCAAACTATAAGCTAATGTTCAGCTATTCAGCCGCTCCCAAGTACGCTAAACAGGTTGAGATTGCGCTTAAGACTGACGCGCCTATGACGGTAGTATTTAAGAATGGTTTACCTAGTGAATGGATGGGTCGCGAGGTTGTCGATGGTGACGTTAGCGACCTCGACAATGTGAAACACTACGGCAAGATCATTGGGCTACGGGTAAAAGGCAACGCGGCTAAACTCAGTGATTCACCATTCATAGTCGATAGCAACATTATCCCGACCTTAAGACTAGCGGCATAGGCTAAACGATAACGATTCTCATTTGCATTTAGCCTGGATTACTACGCCAGATGTTAATGAGAATCATTCGCAACAACATGATAGTATTTTGACGCTTGAAACATGATAGTATTTTGACGGCAGTTTTGACGGTTGCGATAAGAGGGGCATTTTCTGCGGTGAATGGGGTTGTTATTTATTTTTACCTATGAGACCATAGTATCACTAACTTAATGAACGCCTACGGAGGCAATAGCATGGAAATTGAACTTAAACTTTTTGGCTACAACATTTTAGTAGACACAGCTGATCCTAAAGCAGTTATTAATACTGTTAACGGTTTAGTTAATGATTTGGAATTATACAACCAAGGGGAGGAGGCTAACTGTTCGGCAAAATACGCCCGCACTAGGGAAGCACTAAACGAGTTATTAGAGGAGGTGTTAAAATGAAACCCGCACATATTCACTTAATCAAATGGGGTCTTACTCGCGGCTATGGTATCGAGGTTAGATGCGAGGGCGAGATAGACTACCAAGGGCAAAGCTACAGCAAAGCTGTTGAGGCTGTCGAGGATTGCGATATAGGAACTATTTATTTAACTAAGGGCGATGACCTTGTAGCATGGTTTGATTATGTGCTAGAATACGAGCGCAACCCTGAAGAAACAATCAGCGACTATATTTGTAATGATTTATCAGGCGATTGGGTAGCAGATTACGATCTACACTGTAAACGTTATCCGATCAATAATCACTTTTCACGTTCAAACAACTAAGAGGCAATACCAATGTTAAAGTTAATCAGTAAGGCATCACCACGCGCTTGCGCGAAAGCAGTAAACCTAATTGCTACGGTAGCGGAGAAACTAGGCGCGTACGTAGTGGAAGATAAAGACGTTAACCGCTATTGGATTAAGACTAAGCGCAGACAGTACATCATCGCGTCTAGGTTCCGTAAGCGCAGAGACCCTGAGATTGTCTATGGTAACTGTAAGAAAGGCTACCACGCGGGTTACATTAGCTTCTGGCGCGGCTACAATAAGGAGACTGCTCATGTTTGATAAAGAACTGGACCTTAGACTTTGCCAAATGTACCGTATAGAGTTGCACGAGTTGCACTCTATCGGGGAGGCAGACCTTAAGACACTGCGTAGCAACTTATTGTTTAATTTATTAGCGAGGTAATCATGCTTAATTACGATCTGTTTATCGATTTATTAATTTTAACATTTTTAATTTCAATTTTTTAAAGAGGTAATTATGTGTATTAAAGAAGTTTTACTTATCTTGACAGCTAGTGTTATAATTGTCGGTGTATTCAATGTAGAGTTATTAGTTACCGAACCATTACTAGGAGTAACACAATATGTTAACAGCTAACCCAGTAGTAGAAACAGAACTTGAAGATATTAATACAGCCATTCGCAAGGAACGCGCAAGGCTGTGGGACTTGGAAGATCAAGGCTTTGAACCGCGTTACACATGGCTCGAATACTTAGAGTTTGAAAAGAAACGTGGCGTAACACAAATTGTAACTAACTATTAGAGGCACTGAATGATGTGGATTAACACTAAAAAGATGAACCTGATTCGAGAGTTTGTACAGGGAGTCTTCGCGGGTATCTCAATAGCGGGTAAGACTAGAAGTGATGTCTTAGGCGATAGCGAGTACAAGTTTAACTGGGACAGCCAAATCGAGGTTATTGTCTATTACCAAGAGCAAGATGAAGAATGGAAAGTAACAGCGCACCAGTGCAATGATTACAACCAGTTTCATGGTAACGAGGTGGAAGAAATTAAACTAGGGGAGAACTGGACATGAGCCTACCAACATTAAAAGAGTTTGAAGAACAGTGCCGCAAGCAGGACTTCCTGTACTATCATAGCGATGACCACAGTGTATGGACTAAGGGTAAAGCTAAACAGGAAGCCATACAGAAAGTAGTGCGAGAGGGCGGCAGGGACTACCTAGACATTATGATTAAAGAGATGGAGGTACAGGGAGCATGAGCGAAGCATCGGACTATGGCAAGGGTGATCGACAGCGTAAAACAGACATCAAGAAATTTCATGACAACTGGGATAAGATATTCGGTAAGAAGTTATCCCCAGAAAAAACGGATTCAGGATTCAAGTCAAGTAAAAAAGCTGATTCAAAGTGAATCATTATTGAACTTTACTAGTGATTTGTAAAACGTTTTACTTTAGATACGCTTCCGTAGAAACTTGACAAAGGAGATATAATGCTATTAAAGTTTTATCATTATGAAGTATCTTTGGGTAAGTGCCTGTATGGATGGCACAAACTACCAAGGATGTACAAAACAAAGGCTGACTTTTTTGTCAGTTGGTTAGGAGGGTGTATTGTCTGGTCGAGACTTAAAAGAACACATAAGAATACTGACGGAGTTCAGAAAGATTGACGCTTGGATGCACATTCAAACTGTGTATGCTTTTGTAATTATCGCTCAACGTACTTTTGTTAATTCAGAGACGCTGAGAGTTATGGATGTTGGTGAGTTCATGGATACATCCAGTGCTAGTGCAAGTAGAAACTTACGAGTGCTAGTAGATCACGACTTAATAAAACTATACGAAAACCCAGACAGACGTATTGAGAAGTTTGTTGAATTAACTGCCAAGGGTAAGGCATTGACTAGGAGGATTAAACTATGAACTTTATATTTGAAGGCGTACTATACTGCGGTACTTGTTATGCGATTGGTTGCGTAGCAGTGTATCTAACTGGAGGTATAGCATGAGTGTAAACCCTAGAGGATCAGGTTGGGAAGTGTATGTCTCAACCAACGGTCAGCGTTATCGTAGAACTGTCTCCACTAAGGAAGATGCTACACTACTGGAGGCACAATGGAAGAAAGCTATAGCTGAGGGCAGTGACCCGATGAGGGTTGAACTGAACCCATTCACAGGTACTACCTCTAACTGTGAGTTTAGCTATGCTATGGAGGAAACATATAATAAGTATTGGAAGGGTAGTAAGAATGAACCCGCTGTCATTAACCTTATGAATGCGCTTCGGAATTACTGGGGTAAGAATACGGCTATTAATCGTATTGATACTCCTGCTATTGAAGCATGGGTTAAGGAGATGCGCGAGACAAAAGCTAATGGCACAATCAACCGCCACCTAGCTATACTTCGCAAGACGCTCAAGTGGGCTTACAACAATAACAAGCTTAGTAAGATGCCTTACATTGAAACATTGAGTGAGGTAGGTACAGAGCGGTTAGTCTGGTTTACTGAAGAAGAAGAGCAGAAGATACTAAAACGTTTTAAAGAGATAGGGCAGGACTACTTACACGACTACGCTATCGTATCCGTAGATACAGGTATGAGGGCATCGGAAGTATTGAAGTATGATCCTACACTAGTACCACTAAAGTCCGTTAGAAAGGATGGTAGCAAGGTGTATGGCGTTCACGTATCTCAACGTAAGAACGGTAAGCCTCTCATTGTACCTTTAACTAAGAGAGCAGAAGAGATTGTACGTAATCGTAAGTTTGACAATAACGTACATAGTTATCCGTATCGTAAGTATTGGGATCAGGTACGCAAGGAGCTAGGACTTGAAGATAAGTGTTGGCATACTTGGAGACATACCTGTGCCACTAGACTGGTGCAACGTGGTCTACCTATCGAACGGATACAAAAATGGATGGGTCACTCAACCATTGCAACTACGCTAAAATATGCTAAATTGAACCCTAACGATCTGGTTAACGGTGTCGATTTACTGGAAAATTAGCGGTGGCGTGATGTGGCGTAAAGTGGCGCAAATAACAACAAACTACGAGGCTGATTTACTAGAAAACGGCAGAAAACTGGGAATAGCCTCGTGGTGGAATGGTAGACACAAAGGACTTAAAAGACGTTTAATCCTTCCTACGCTTCCGTTGTTACATTTTAAATATATTAGCAATACCAACATAAAACAATTTATCCTTTGCTCCACTATCGTAGGTAGTTATGAGTAAAGCCACACAACCACCGAATGGTGGCGTAACGCGAGGTAAAGGCATGGCAACTTTGGATGAACAAATAGAGTTAGAGTACCGCATGGTACAGTCAGGGATACACCGCTACAACAAAACGTTAGATGATTTGTTGGGTAAGGATTTAGGTTCTAAAACTAAGCATGGTCGTACTATCATCAAAGGCATTGTTGAGCCATTGTTAGACGGTATAAAAGAATACACAAGCAACAGTTTAGTAACTACGTCTACTTTTAAGAATCTGACTAAAGATTGTGACGTAGGTCAAATGGCTTACCTTGCATTGATATGTTTAGTTGACAACATGATTAGAAAGCCCACGCTTTTAGGTGTCGCTAAGTTTATAGGGATACAAATAGAAACCCAAATTAGGTTAGATAAGTGGTTAACTATTGATAAAGAGGTAGCAACAAACCTGATCGCTTTGGCTAATCAAAAATCAGATAAAGGGTTTGACCATAAAAGATACGGGCTTGACCACAAGATTGCTGCGGATGGTTTAGATATACCGCACTGGACACACGAACACAGGTTACACGTTGGTTTGAAGCTAGTTGATTTTATTATTAAATATACAGGTATAGTTAAACTAGAGAAAAAGATAACTAAAAAGAAAACTACTTATTTGGTAGTCCCCACAGCAGAGACAGAACAGTGGGTAAATGCTTTTAATGAAACTAACAGCACAGCACTACCTAGGTATAGTCCTTGTATTATACCGCCAAAGGATTGGGATGACTTTTGGGGAGGTGGTTATTACTCAGAACATATTAACCAACTACCTTTTGTGAGGGTGTGGACATGAGACAGATTGTACAAGACTACGTAAACAAGCTGATGGATTGTGAGTTGTCGCATGAGTATACGTGTGTAAACGCCTTACAGCAGACACCTTGGCGTATTAATAAGTTTGTAGTTGAAACTTTACGTCAATGTTGGGATAGCGGGCAGTTGTGGGAAGGGCTTCCACCAAAAGATAACTTAAGCTTACCTAAATACCCGTTTAGTAAAGAGCCTAAGTATCTTAGCGAGGAAGAGAGGGAAGCATTTAAAGAGTTTAAGAGAGAACGTAACAAGATACACAGTTTTAACAACAAATCTATGTCGAAGCGTATTCAGGTTGAGCGTACGATACAGATTGCAGAAGAGTATGCTGGCAGAGAGAAGCTATGGTATGTTTGGCAACTGGACTTTCGGGGGCGTAAGTATCCAGTTGAGTCTTTCCTGTCACCACAAAACGCTGACTACAGCAAGGCACTATTAGAGTTTGCGAACTCCGCTACTATCACGAATGACTCCGAGGCTAGGTGGTTAGCGATACATGGTGCGAATGTGTTTGGCGTTGATAAAGTAAGTTTGGAAGATCGAGAGATTTGGGCGTACATGAACGTACAGAACGCTGTAGACGTTTACAACGACCCATTGACAAACAAGTGGTGGCAGGAAGCGGACAAACCTTGGCAAGCTTTAGCTTGGTGTTATGAGTGGGCGTTATACAGCAACGCTAGGCAGTTTGGGGAGCATTTTGAGACGCACCTACCCTGTGCTAGTGATGGCTCTTGTAACGGCTTACAACACCTTTCAGCGATGCTCAGGGATGAAGAGGGTGGTAGGTCAGTAAACTTATTACCAAGTCAAGTACCACAGGACATTTACAGTGATGTAGCTAAACGAGCAACGGAGTTGTTACAACAGCAAGACACTAGAATGGCAAAGGAGTTATTAGATATTGGAGTATGCAGGAAGCTAACTAAAAGACCAGTGATGATTGTGCCATACTCAGGCACACGCCACGCCTGTACAGAATATATTAAAGAAGCTTTAGAAGAGAAGTGTAAGGGGCGTAACCCTTGGAATGATGATTTCTTCAAGCCTTCAATGTACCTGTCAGGTTTTGTTTGGCAAGCCATCAACGAAGTTATTGTCTCTGCACACAGTGTTATGGACTATGTAAAAGAGATAGCTAGGCTGTATGCAAAGCAGGGCAAGATGTTTGAATGGTATACACCAACAGGATTACTGGTAAGGCAAACATATAATGAGCAGAAAAGGTTAAGGATAAAGACACACCTAAATGGATCAGTCGTAAGGCTTAATTACCACGAGCCTGTAGATGACTCAGTCGATGCTCGTAAAGCAGCATCAGGTGCTAGTCCTAACTTGGTCCACTCATTAGATGCCGCAGCATTAACCTTTACAGTAGGTAAATGTTTAGAGAACAACGTAACTGATTTTGCAATGGTGCATGACAGCTACGGTACACACTCACCAAATATGCCACTGCTTAACGATAGGTTAAGAGAAGCGTTTGTTGAGATGTATAAAGAACACGATGTACTGCAAAATATCTACGATAGTGCAGTTACAACGTTAAAGGAGGGAACGGATGTGCCACTACCTCCAAACAGGGGTAAGCTCAATATAGAAGAAGTATTAAACAGTGATTATTTCTTCGCATAGAGGGTGGGTCCCCATAAGCAGTCGAAACTAAAACATTAACTAATAGGAATATAATTTATGGCGAAAAATATTATGGTACTCGAAGGTTCAGCTCAATGGGCAAAAGTTCTTGAGCCAGATACAAAGTGGAATCCATTAGGTGACTACAGTATCAACCTTCAGCTTTCTCAAGAGGAAGCCGCAGAGATGAGTGAGCGACTAGAACAAATAGTCCAAGAGGAATTTAAAAGGGCAGTGAAAGAAAAACCACCACTGAAAAATTCTCTGACCACTCAGGAAGTAGCACAAACAGTCTACGACAAAGACACTGGTGACGATACTGGTAAAGTAGAATTTAAGTTTAAACTAAAAGCAAAGGTACAGCGTAAGGACGGCACATATTATGAGCAAGCCCCTGCTGTTATCGATGCAAAGAAACAACCACTGCCAAAAGATATGCTAATTGGTAATGGCTCACGAGTTAAGGTAGCGTTTGAACCGTTCCCTTACATCATGCAGTCAACCAAGAAGGTGGGCGTATCGCTAAGATTGAAAGCAGTGCAAGTAATAGACCTAGTTGAGTACGGTAACACAGCAACTAGTGTCTTTGATGAGGAAGATGGCTTCATCGCACCCCCTCCTAGCGATGTAGCGTCTAACGACTCTGTAGTAACAGAGGAGTTTGCAGATGCCGCTGACTTCTAGATCGACCCTAGAAGAACGAGTGCAACTCAACCTCAACAGTCGTGGAGTAGCTTATGAGTATGAACCTTGTAAGCTACCCTACACGGTGACTAGACAGTACACACCTGATCTAAAGATTGGTGATATATTTGTCGAGGTCAAGGGATACTTTCGGCAGGACGCGCAACGTAAGATGCGAAACATGAAAGAGCAACACCCAGAGTTGGACATAAGGTTCTTATTCCAACGAGCGAACAGCCCAGTACAGGGTGCTAAGAAACGTAAGGACGGGACAAAGATGACTTGCGGTGAATGGGCTGACAAACACAACTTTATATGGGCAGAGGAAATTATACCAGATGGATGGATCAACGGAGAGTGAATTTGTAATGCACACTCCATGCAAGAAGTGTGGCTCGTCAGATGCAAATAGCCTGTACTCTGATGGTCACACCTTTTGTTTCAGTTGTAAGCACTACGAACAATCAAGCGAACAGGAGAGAATAGTGGATAACGCAGTCAAAGAAGTTAACTTTAAAACAGGTGAATTTAAACCCCTGATTAAAAGGTGTTTAACAGAAAAGACTGTACGCTTTTGGGATTACCAAACTGGTGACGGAGTACAGGTTGCCAACTATAAAGATAAGAATGGTAAGACTGTAGCGCAGAAGATTCGCTATCCTGATAAGACGTTTGCTGTCGTAGGTGATCTGAAAGAAGCTGGTCTCTTTGGTCAAAGCTTATGGCGAGATGGAGGACGTACTTGTGTAATTACAGAAGGTGAGATCGATGCTATGTCTGTGTCGCAAGCTTTCGATCATAAATGGGCAGTGGTATCCGTCAAGACAGGAGCGGCAGGAGCCAAGAGAGACATTAAAAAATCTATCGAGTGGTTAGAAAAGTTTGAATCAGTTGTCTTTATGTTTGATATGGATGATGTAGGACAACAAGCAGCTCAAGAATGTGCTGCACTACTATCACCACGCAAGGCTAAGATTGCTAGGCTACCACTTAAAGATGCTAATGAAATGATTCAGGAAAGCAGACAGCCTGAATTAATCGATGCGTTTTGGGGAGCAAGAGAGTTTGCCCCCGATGGCATCATTAACGGTGAGGACTTATGGGAAGAGGTCAGCACTGAGAAGGAAGTACACACCGTACCTTACCCTTACGAGGGACTAAACAACAAGATAGGCGGTTGTCGTTTAGGTGAAATTGTAACTGTTACGGCTGGTTCAGGTTTAGGTAAGTCACAACTCACAAGAGAGTTTGCTTATCACCTTCTTAACGAAGGAGCTACGATAGGATATGTAGCACTCGAAGAATCTAGCAAGCGTACAGCACAGGGACTTATGTCCTTACACCTTAACAAACCTGTACATCTTGAAGAAGTCCCGACAGAAGAGCTTAGAGAGGCGTTTGACGCGACTCTAGGTACAGGGCGTGTGTTTATGTATGACCATTGGGGATCGACTGAGAGCGATAACCTATTGGGTAAAATTAGATACCTCGCAAGAGGGTGTGGATGCCAGTATATTATCTTGGACCACATCAGTATTGTTGTATCAGGTATCGAAGGCGGTGATGAGAGACGTATCATCGATAACATGATGACAAACTTACGATCACTAACTGAAGAGTTAGGTATAGGTTTGATTGTTGTATCGCACTTACGCAGACCAAGTGGTGACAAAGGTCACGAAGAAGGGATTATGACATCCCTATCGCAACTAAGAGGGTCAGCGGCTATTGCTCAACTATCAGATATTGTAATTGGCTTAGAAAGAAATCAGCAGGACGCTGAGACAAGCAACACGACTACTGTTCGTATCCTAAAGAACAGGTGGTCTGGTGATACAGGTGTAGCAGGACAGCTTCACTTCAACAACCAAACAGGGCGTATGTCAGAGGAATTTGATGTACCATTTTAATCACTCCAGCGAGAGGATATATGTTAATATTTGATATAGAAACAGACGGGTTGCTTGATGAAGTAACCAAGGTACATTGTATAGTTACACAGTGTACAAGAACAGGTGTTCAGTGGAAGTTCTTTGGACAAACTTTAAAAGAAGGTGTTGCATTATTAAGAGAGTCACCAGAGATAGGCGGTCACAACATCATAGGCTATGACTTACCAGTATTAAAAAAGTTATATGATTTTGATTATGAAGGTGAGGTGTTTGATACGCTTGTGGCTTCTCGGTTAATATATCCCAACTTAAAAGAAAAAGACATTTTGAAGAGAACAGTGGACAATAGAATGATTGGTTCACACTCTCTTAAGGCTTGGGGACAACGCCTCAACTACAACAAAGGTGCTTACGGTGAACAGGAAGATGCTTGGACCGAGTTCAACCCTGAAATGTTAGAGTATTGCGCTCAAGACGTAGCACTAAACGTGAAGCTGTACGAATTGATACAGCGTAAGCGTTATCCAGAAGAACCTATGCAGCTAGAGCATGACATGGCTAGGCTGTTATTACAACAACAGAACATAGGTTTCCCGTTTGATGTGGAAGCTGCACAAAAGTTATACACGAAGCTCTCAGCTAGGAAGCTAGAGATAGAAACAGAATTAGTTAACACCTTAGAACCAACTATAGTTGAGCTGAAAACAAAAACAAAGACAATACCTTTTAATCCTGCATCACGACAGCAGATTGCCGATAGGCTTATGAAAAAGGGTTGGACACCAAAAGAGCATACTCCATCAGGAGAGCCAAAAGTTGATGAAAAAATTCTAGCAGGGATTGATATGCCTGAAGCTAGGTTGTTGACAGAGTTCTTAATGCTAAACAAAAGATTAGGACAATTAGGAAATGGTAAACAAGCGTGGCTCAAGCTTGAAAGGAAAGGACGAATACACGGTAGAGTTAATCACATGGGTGCTGTTACTTCTCGTTGTACACACAGTGATCCTAATGTCGCTCAAGTACCAAGCGGAACAGCCGCCTTTGGGGAGGAATGTCGCAAACTATTTCACGCCCCGAAGGGTTACTCCTTGTTGGGGGCAGACGCTAGTGGTTTAGAGCTGCGATGCCTTGCACATTATATGTCAAGGTATGACGGTGGTAAGTACGGTAAGGAAATTTTAGAAGGTGATATACACACAGCAAACCAAATGGCAGCGGGGTTACAAACTCGTCCACAAGCAAAGACGTTTATATACGGATTCTTGTACGGAGCGGGCAACGAAAAAATTGGAGAGATCATTGGCAAAGGAGCGAAGGAAGGCGGACAAATCAAAAAGCGATTCCTAGCTAAGACGCCAGCTCTCAAGAAGTTAACTGAAGCTATTAAGTTACGACTAGAAACACAGCATGGTGAAAAGTTTATTAAAGGTTTAGATGGTAGGTTAATACCCATCCGTCATCCCCATGCAGCATTAAACACACTGCTTCAATCTGCTGGAGCTATTGTCTGTAAGTATTGGTACAGAACAATAGAGCAGATGATACGTGCTAAAGGCTACACTACAGAAGAAGTTGCGATAGTGGCGTTTGTACACGATGAAGTGCAAATTATAGTAAAGGAAGGCTTGGAGGATGACATAGGTGAAATCACTAAAAAGGCTATTAAAAAGACCGAAGAAAAATATGGATTCAAATGTCCTCTCGACTCAGAGTTCGATGTCGGCAGAAGTTGGGCAGAGACTCACTAGTCCGAGTCGTTTAGGAGATGTGGCAGAGCTGTATGCAATTACGTGGTTATGGGATGAAGGGTTTGAAGTATTCTATAACGCTGGTTCTACAGGAGCGGTTGATGTTATTGGCATTAAAGACGGTGAAGTGTACCTATTCGATGTCAAGATGGAAGGTAAAAATACAAACCTCCCAAGCCGAACACCAACTCAAAAGAAACTTGGAGTACAGTTTATTAAGTTTGACCCTGTCACTCGTAAGCTTACCTTGGTTAAGCATAGGAAATAATATGGAAGGTACAACACTAAACATGATCTTAGTATTTAGCTTCCTGTTTGTAAGCGTATCCCTAGGTGTCAAATGGATAGGCGAAATAATTCTACAAATAGTTTTAGCAAGGCAAGGTTTGCAAATACAAAAGGAAGAGATGGAAAGATTGTTTGAGGCATTGGAGGATGAGGATGAAGAATAGAACATTATTAGTTGATGGAGATATAGTAGCATACAAAGCTGCTACTGTAGCCGAGACACCTATTGATTGGGGTGATGGCTTTTGGACACTCCACGCTTTTGAACAAGATGTCATACAAAATATGTCTGTCTTTATGAATGAAATTAAAGAACAGTCAGGTTGTGGTAAATTCATAACGTGTTTGTCGGGAGATAAGTTATACCGCAAAGAGGTAGCACCTTACTACAAAGCTAATCGTAAGGGTACTCGCAAACCCATGCTTCTGAATTTTGCTAAAAAATATTTAGCGGATAATTACAATGGCAAAGTTGAGGATAGGCTAGAGGCTGATGACCTTTTAGGAATACTAGGTAGTGCGGATAAGAACACAGTAATATGGTCTGCGGACAAAGACTTGTTAACGATACCCGCTTATCACTTACTTGATGGTAAGGTGACTGAGGTAGACGAAGAAGAGGCTGACTACTGGTTCTTATATCAAACACTTGTGGGTGACTCGACTGATAACTACAAAGGTTGCCCTGCTGTTGGAGCGAAGACAGCAGATAAGTTACTACAAGAGAACGGTGCTACATGGCAGACAGTTGTAGATGCTTTTGCAGCTAAAGGTTTAGGCGAAGAGATAGCAATCGAGAATGCTAGGCTCGCACGAATACTGCGTGACGGGGAATACAATTTTAAAACAAAGAAGGTAAAGTTATGGAAAAGGTAGATCAAATAAATAACCCACCGCACTACAATGCTGGTGAGATAGAGACGATAGATTACATTGTAGATGTGTTAGGCAAGTTTGATGCTATCTCATACTGCCAAGGTAACGTGATTAAATATACAGGGTCTAGGATGTGGAACAAAGGCAAGCCTATACAGGATGCCAAGAAAGCAGTCTGGTACTTAAACAAAATGATTCAATTAATGGAAGAAACAGAAGGGGAGAACTGGGGATGAGAAACGATTTAGGTGGAGCAAGTTATGAACAAATTACAGGAATGTTTGAAGGGTTTGATTGGTATCAAAGTAAGTGTGCTGCCACAGCCATCTTCCCTAAAGACTCATCGCTAGTGTATCTAACTATGGGTCTAGCAAGTGAGGCTGGTGAAGTAGCAGGGAAGGTTAAGAAAAAGATTAGAGACGGAGAGCCAGCAGACTTTAAAGATCAACTAGCAGCAGAACTAGGAGATGTGTTCTGGTATCTAGCTATGTTGACAGACGAAGCAGGACTGAACCTGAGTGACATTGCATTTAATAATTTAAACAAACTATACAAGCGTAAGATTAACGACACGATTAAAGGTTCAGGGGATAATAGATAATGGATTCATATCAACAATACATACACAAATCCCGTTACGCTAGGTGGCGGGAAGAGGACGGGCGTAGAGAGACTTGGAAAGAAACTGTCCAACGCTACATAGACTTCTGGTTAGAGCGTGGGCAGATAGATGATGCACTTGCTAAAGAATTGTTTAGTGCAATATATAACCTAGAAGTAATGCCATCGATGCGTTGTCTGATGACAGCGGGCGAGGCACTTAAACGAGACAACATGGCTGGCTTTAACTGTAGCTACGTTGCCGTAGATAATCCTAGAGTATTCGATGAGATACTTTATGTACTAATGTGTGGCACAGGCGTAGGCTTCTCTGTTGAGCGTCAGTCTGTTGCTAAACTTCCAATAATAAGTGAGGACTTTTAT